TAAAATCGATAAAGATAAAAAAATAAAACCTGTCGCATTACGCGACTTTTACACTGACACTTACTATAACGGAATATACGATGAAACAACTCAACAATTTACCAACGACTACCCCCTCACGCCCACCAATAAGCAGTCTATTGATGACTTTATGCGCTCTCATAATCGCCCTTCCTTGGATTACATTCCTGATGCTAGGGTCGTATTTGATCCAAGCAATAACAAGGGTATTGAGTTAGATGAAGCTCCTTACTATGTAAACTTATATAGAAAAACTGAGTACATGTTAAATCAGGAAGAACATGTATCTGAGTTAACTTACGGGGGAGCTGAAAAATTACACACAATAACACCACACATAGCGCAGCTCCTAATGCATGTATTAGGTAATGGTAAAACTGAGTTTGAACATTTTGTTAATTGGTTAGCTTATATTTATCAAAACAAAAATAAAGCTATGACTGCTTGGATCTTTACGGGCGTACCAGGGACTGGCAAGGGCTTGTTTGTACACAAAGTACTTAAGCCATTATTTGGAGAACAACAAACACCCATGCGGGCCCTAGAAAACATCGAAGAACAATTCAACTTGTATATGAGAACAGCACTCTTCTTAGTAGTAGATGAATTTAGAATGGGAGACGCAGGTAGCATAGGTAAAATGGCTGATAAACTTAAACACCAAATTACTGAACCCAATCTTACTATTCGTGCAATGCGTTCTAATCAAATAGAACTACCAAGCTTTTGTAACTTCTTGTTCTTAACTAATAGAGCAGACGCAGTCAAAATAGAAGAAGGCGATAGACGTTACAACGTAGCTCCACGCCAGGAAGTAAAGTTAGAAAATGCAAATGCTGATCTTATTAATAATATAGGTAACCTTGAACAAGAGCTTTATATCTTTGCTGGAGTGTTAAACAAGTTTCAAGTAGACCAACGTATGGCTCACACAGCATTAGAAAACGAAGCTAAAATACAAATGAAAAACATCTCAATGTCTGTACTTGAAGAGTTTGCAGCTGCAGTACGTCAACGCAACCTTGAATATTTTACAGAAGTATTGGATATACCACTTACAAACACCTTTGATGCAGGGGGTATCAGTACAGCACAAAGATACCTTAAGTATTGGATAGCAGAAGTGGGTAATGAAATAATTATACCCATGTCTCAGTTTAAATTAGTTTATGACATCCTTACTGATAGCCGTAATAAATTGTCTACAAGAGACTTTACAAAAGCTATGTCTAGGTTAAATATTAAAACTTCTAGAAAAAGAGTAAGTGCAGATAAAAATGCGTCTATACCCAGAGGGGTTGTATTGACTTGGAAATTAGACGACAATATTCGTACTTCTTTAATTAAAGAACATTTTGAAGATAGAGATAATTTACTATTACAAAAAACTAGCTAGGAAGGCTGTATAACAAATGACCGAGCTTGTACAAGACAAGCGCCCAGATCTCATTAATGTAATAGAGACTGAGGCCCCAAAAGAGTTGGGATTAATCCCAGCCTGGTCCTACTCCGCCTTAAAAACCTATGAAACTTGCGCTTATCGTTCATATATTGGAAAAGTTAAAAAAATAAAAGAAGACTTCGGCCCGGCCGCTGCACGTGGTACTGACATTCACCAACAAGCTGAAGATTATGTAAGGGGAATTTTAAAAGAAGTACCCGACACACTTAAAAAATTTCAAACTCAATTTGAAGATTTACGTGAAGGCTTTAATGAAGCTGTTGTAGAGTTAGAAGGGGAATGGGGGTTTACAATTGACTGGGAACCCTGTGGCTGGATGGAAAAAGGTGTATGGGCAAGAGTAAAACTAGATGCTTATGTAGAAGAAACAGAAACATCAGCACGAGTAATAGACTATAAAACAGGCAGACAATACGGTAATGAAATAGCTCACTCACAACAAGCACTTACATATGCTATTGGTAGCTTTTTACGTTACCCAGATTTAGAAATGGCTAAAACAGAAATGTGGTATTTAGACCATGGCACTACCATGGAGAAAACATACACACGAGATCAGGCTCTTATGTTCTTACCAAAACTACAAGAGCGAGCAATTACTATGACAACAGCAACTAAGTTTCCACCTAATCCGTCTAAAAATAGTTGCAGATGGTGTTCATTTGGTAAAGGAGAAAATCCCTATTGCGAATGGGCTATAAATTAGTATAATAACCACTTAACATTCAATCAACTAACACCGAATGTTAATAACGAGGAAAAAGAACAATGACCGACGAACACTCTATACCCCCACCCTATGAGCATCAAGCCAATACCACCAATTTTATTCTTAACCACCCTAGGTGTCTTATTACATCAGATCCTGGTACAGGTAAAACACGTGCAGTTCTTGACGCCCATATTAACTTATCAGGTAAAACACTTGTTCTTGCCCCTCTTTCAATATTAGAAGCAGCATGGGCAGAAGATATACACAAGTTTCAACCTGATATTAATTTTGGAGTAGCATATGCTAAAAATCGTAAAAAAATATTTGAAGATGATTCCTTCGATATGGTCATCACTAACTTTGAAGCTGTTAACTTTTTACAAAAAAATCCACAGTATGTTGAAAAATTTTCTACAATCGTTATTGATGAGTTTACTGCTTTTAAGAACCAATCAGCACAACGCAGTAAAAATATTAGAGCTCTTATCTCACATTTTACTAATAGGGTTGCCATGTCTGGCACTCCTAATAGTAATACTATTTTAGACCTGTGGCATCCAGTACTTCTTGTAGATGATGGAGAACATCTAGGAGATCGGTACTGGGCCTTTCGTAACCAGGTTTGTACACCCCGTTTTAATGGCTTTGCCAACGAATGGATTGACAAGCCTGGTATCGAAGAAGCAGTCGCTGCTAAATTAAGCGACATTACCATTCGCTATGCATTAGAAGATTGCATAGACCTTCCAGAAAACATAGTCCGAACTATGCGTACAAAGTTATCCACAAAGGTACAAGCTATGTACGACATCTTTGTTAAAGAATCTGTTTTATATACCAAATCTGGCACTATTAACGCTGTACATGCAGGGGCCCGGGTTAAAAAGTTACTACAACTAGTATCAGGGGGCGTGTACGACGAAGACGGTAACGTCCAATATTTACACCAAGAACGTTACGACATTGTTATGGAACTTGTAGCAGCACGTAAACATTCTATTGTTGCTTTCAATTGGAAACATGAACGAGATGCCCTTATAGAATTAGCAGAAAAACAAAACATTACATACGAGCTTATAGATGGATCAGTACCTGCACACAAACGTAAAGATATTGTAGAACGCTTTCAAGCCGGTCACATACAAGTACTCTTTTGCCACCCACAATCAGCTGGGCATGGACTTACCCTTACAAAAGCTACTACAGCTATATGGTGTTCACCTACTTATAATGCAGAACATTTTCAACAATTTAATAAACGTATATATAGAGCAAGTCAAAAAGAAAAAACAGAAACAATTCTTATTGCTGCACATAAAACCTGGGAAGAAGATGTATACAAAAAATTAGACAGTAAACTAGGCAAAATGGAAAATTTGCTACACATTTTAACGGAATTAAACGATGACAAAAAATCAAACTGATATACCTTTCGACATTCTACAAGAACAAATGCGAGAATATATTATAGAAATTTTACAACGCCCCCCAGAAGCAGTAGCAATTGCTTTAGTTTTTGCAGTAACTGAACTAGTACATGAGCGAGCACATAAAAAAGAAGAAGAACTGCCTGAAACTTTGGTAGACCTAATTGAAAAAGCTGGCAAGGAAGCTTTAATTTTAACTGATGAGATTACTCTTGCAAAACCCTCATCTTCGGAGACTATACACTAATGAATATGGATGAAATGCTAAATGAATTAGCCACAACCCGACAATCTATTGTCGATTTACATGAACAAGAGAAAGTCCTTAAAACAAAAAAGGATGATCTAGAAACACAGATTATTATCAATCTTAAAGATCAAGGAATTGATCGGGTTGGTAATGACGCGTGTACTGTTTCCATTAAACAGGAAATAGTCCCTACAGTCCGTAACTGGGACGCGGTGCATGAGCACGTACTTGCCACTGGGCAGTTCGAGTTAATGCAAAAACGCATGTCAGCGACAGCCTATAGGGAGCTAATACAAATGGGACATGAAGTCCCAGGCGTAGAAGCAACTGAACTGACCCGAATGAACTTCAGGTCAAAATAATAATATCAACGAAAAACGGAGAAATAACGATGACTGATATTACACTAGTAAGCGATAAAGTGCCGGCGCATGTACAAAAAGGCAGCGGGTTGGGTAATGAAAACATTACTGCAGCTCATTTACAAACTCCCAGAGTTAAGCAGTTACAACAGCTTAGCAATGAGGTTGACGAGCAACACAGTGAGTACATTGAGGGGGCCAAAGTTGGCGACTTCATTAATACTGTAACGCGAGAAAACTATGGGCAGTCAATCTATGTGTTAAACATACGGTTTACTGAAGAGTTTGTAGCGTGGAAGAAGCGTGAGAAAGGTGGAGGATTAGCAGGTAGCTTTGCAAGCAAAGAAGACGCTATTGAATCTCTTAAAGCTCAAAATCTTAATCCAGAGGATTATGATATTACTGAGACTCACTCACACTTGTTACTTAGAAAAGACGCGGAATCAGGAAACCTGGACGTACCTTTCCTATTTGACTGTGCATCTTCTAAGTTGCGAGTATCCAGAGAATGGAATACTCAAATTGCCGGTCTAAGTGGAGATCGTTTTTCAGCTTTATGGAAAATGTCTTCGGTTAGAACTGAAAATAGAACTGGACAAAAGTTCTATAATATCCAAGTTGAAAAAGTTGGGTGGGCAACTGACGATGATTACAACAATGCCAAAACAGTGTTTGAAAGCATTAAGTAATTAACTTGCGTACATGGTGCGACACATACTGTCGCATCATGTATACTACTCAAATGCCTGATTCAAAACAAAAAGGTTGGTTCTGGGATGACGTAAACAGACGTATGTATCGTTGGCATGATCTACAACTCCTCATGAGAGAGCGAGCAGTAAAAGTTGAAAGAAAAGGACTTCATAAACAAAATCCACAAAAAACTCCCTAAAGAAATTTATAAGTGGAAAATTAATGACCCTTATCACGGGGGCGTTCCTGATGCGTTCTACTCCGGCCCCGGTGGCTTTTGTTTTGTAGAGTATAAATATATACAATCTTTACCCACCCGTAGTACATCTAAAATACCCATTAACCTTTCACAACAACAACGCCTCTGGATCCAGCGGGCGCACTCACATAACTTACCTGCGTACATAGTCCTGGGGTCCCCGGAGGGTGTATGCATACCAACTGACCCATTAGCTGAATTTTTTTATTTAGATTGCTTTTTAAGGTGTGCCGTGACTTTTGAAGCATATATCGATAGAATAAGCAACATATGTTTAACTATTAAGGAGTAATAGATGGATATGGTAAATCAACCACCCCATTATAACCAGGGTGGTATTGAATGCATTGACGGGATAGAAGCAAGCATGAGCAAAGAAGCTTTTGCTGGTTACTGTAAAGGCAATGTTATTAAATATTTGTGGCGTTACGAGTATAAGAATAAAGTTGAGGATTTGAAAAAAGCTCAATGGTACTTAGACAGACTCGTTAAGTCGCAGGAGGAATAGATGGAAGAGATTGGACTTTTTACAGCCCATTCAAAAACACTTGGCCGATGCACAAGTATTGCAGACAGCCCATGTGTAGGAGTATGTTCTACCACCGTACTACCAGACGACGATCGTTGTAAAGGGTGTGGGAGGACAGTGACCGAAGTGCGAGATTGGAATACTTTCTCTAAAATGGAGAGAAAAATCATAAATCTACGAAATGCACAGGAAAATTACTCCATTAGGCAGCTAAAACGTGGAAACCGCGTAGAAGCTCCTGAGAAGGCCGTCAGTTAATTATTGACCTGACGAGACCAATTGCATTGACCAAGTGCTATTATGCGCACCTGTGGCATCCTGAGCCCACGTTTTTCTAAAAACCCCTTAAAATTTACCCAGATAAAGGGTTTTTGTTATTTTCTGCTATTTTTTGCTCTAAAGAAGAAATTTCAGCTTTAATTGTAGCTATATCAGTTTTAATTTCAGTAACATCTGGAACTTCTATACCATCAATACTTTTTTCTAAAAATTGTACGGATGTTTCGATAGATGCAAAACGCTCTTCTATAACTTTTTGTTTTTGTTCTGTATCACCTATGCCGCCAATCTTATCTTCTAGATTTGTTATGCGGTTTACATAGGTAGCCCCTGTGTAACCAAACCCTGCGAGAGTAGAAACAATTCCTACTAAAGCAATTACTTGTGTTGTTTTACTTTGTAACCAATCCATATAAGTCTCCTAAAATGTTGGCTGCATTTCTTTTAGTTTAGTGAGGGTTTTAATATTAGTACCCGCTAACTGATAAAACGCAGCCGTGTTATCTTGAATAGTATTAGTAGTATAAATGCTTTTGGGTTCATACCAAACTTCTTTTTCTGGCAAACTAACTA